ATCACGACGGTGAGATCCGCGCCCGGGTCGGGTGTCGGCACGCGGTAGATGTCGTAGCTCAAGTCATCGCCCTCCATGAGCACGGGCGTCGGCCAGATCGTCGGCTGAATGAACGTCTGCGCTGGATGATCCCGCCGCACCACTGCCGTGAATTGCATGCTCGACGGGTTCACGGAGAGCACGCGCACGTATTCCTCGTGGGAGGTTCCCAAGCCAAGATGGATCCACATACCCGGCTGGAGCAGGAATGCATTTTCGTCCTGGATCGTCCAGCCCACAGTCAGCGTCTGCGGGGCAGGGCTGCCCGTGATCGGGTCGAGAATCACGTTGCCCCAGTCCATGTACGGCAATCGCCGCTGGTCGGGCGGGGCCTTGCCCTCGTAGGTGCTGGTCAGCGGCGGGTTCCACGTCCAGATGGCCATGTACTCAAGCGGCTCCCACTCCGGGCTGCCAGCGCGCCTCCGCTTGACCGTGAAGAGCTGCGCCCCGGGGTCGCTCGTACCGCGCTGCACATAGGCGTAGACGCAGCGGATGCTGGCCGCGTCTTGCACTCGCACTGGCATTCCGGCTGTTTCCTCGACCGCCAAAGGGCCGGGGCGCTGGAAAATGTAGGCGCCGCCGTTGCAGGTGCGCAGGCCGGGCATGAATGGCTCGCTGTGCTGCGACAGCGCCCATGTGGTGAAGGGACCGTAGCCGAAATGGTTGGCCACTCCGGCTACTGCAGCAACGATACAGGCGCTTGGCAGTTTCGCCTCAATTCGCGCCGGCAGTCCCGGCGTGCGGAAGAAGCCTTTGCGGACGCTGAATGTGAAGGTCTTCTTGTCGAGCTTGTAGAAACGAATGCCAGCTGGGTGGGCGCAGCGCAGGGTGCCGAAGGTCGCCTGCCCCTCGAGCACGCCCGGGTAGGCGCGTTGGAGGACGAAGGTCCCCGACGGAACGACATCGCCCTCCGCGCCGGGGCCGATGATCTGGGCGCACTCATATGAGCGGCGGCCCGGGTTGTCGGGATCAGCGGACTCGTCATTGAACACCACGAAGTCGCCGACGCGGAAGACTCGCTCAGTATCCGGGTTCACGGTGCAGATGACAGTGGCCGGATCCGTCGCTTTATCGAGCGGCTCGTCGATCGAGGCCCAGAGGTCCGTGGTCAGCTCGTCCACGTAGTAGAGGGTCAGCGTGATCTCCCGCGCCCCCACAATGTTGCGGTTGCCGGTGGCGTCTGGCGCCACGTCCATGTCGTCGAGCACGAAGGTGCCGTAGTCGCCCAGCTTCGGCGTCCCGCTCAGCACGCCGGGGACGCCAGTGTCGATGAAGATCTCCTCCGATGGCGGCTCGGGCACGACGTCGGCCGGCTTGGGGCCGGAAACAAGGTCGTACATCGAGTCGGTCACCGTGCGGCCTTGGATGTCGATCGAGTAATCCTTGTTGAGACGCCAACTGGTGACGCGGAACTCGCCGGTGCCTCCGGGCATGTCGGGATGAGTGAGCGAGCAGACCATGCCGGGCTCGGTGTTGAGAGCTAGCACCGTGGTCTTGAAGGCGACCTGCCGCGCGGCTTTCCATTCGACCGGCGTGATGCCGCCGAGCTCTTCACGCAGGCGAACCGTGATGATCCGCGCTGCCTGCGACTTCGACGCCGTGCCGGACAGGTTGACGGTTGACTTCAGAAACAACGGCCCGCCCGCGCCGCCGAGGAGCGACGCGTGATCGATGTCGTAAAGCGAGATCGAGTTGGCGACGAAGTCGAAATCCTCGTCGGCGAAGTTGGCAGTGAGATGATTGAACGAGGGTTTCAGAGGTGCCATTTGCAGGCTGCGGAACAGGATGTTGCCCTCGGTGAAGGCCTCCAAGGCTGATGAGTTCACGCGCACGCCGAGTTTGAGCCAGCCGTTAGCGAACGTGTAGTAGCCTAGGCAGTTCATCAGGACTTCCTGGAGCCAGTCGCGCAGGGGCTTCTCTTCCTGGAGCACGCCGCGAAACATGAACTGGGTCTCGGTGCCCGTGCCGACCAACTTCGTGAGTTGCTCGTCGCAGATCGCCGCCGCCGCGATGGCAGCTTCCAAATCGAACAGCGTCTCGGCGAAGTCCAGTTGCTGCGCAGTGGCGTTTGCGCCCATCCGGATGCCACGCGCGCGCAGGAGCATGTTCACGGCGATCCAGATCGGGTTGGTCAGAGCAGGTTGCCATGCGCGGTTGCCGGGCGCCGTCCACGTCCAACCGCCCAGGCCCTGCGCGACGACGACTTCCATCGCGTGCTCGCTCAGGCGCGAAAGCTGCAAGCCCTTGGCGTCCGAGCGCCGAAGCATGACGAAGGCCGTGCCGGCCGCGCGCTCAGGACCAGCGTCTGTGTCCATGCCGAAGGTCACCGGATTCGGATCGGACCCCAAGCTCGTCATCAGCCCGAGCGAACCCGGATGGCCGTGGTGGTACTGCCCGTCGAGCTTGTGGCCCGTGCCGTAGGCGCCCAGCGGCCCCTCGCCCACGATGCCCAAAGCCGAGTAGAAATCGCTCTCGTCGCGGCCCGAGGCGATCTTGGCGTTCACCGGTATGGCTGAGTCCGTGTAGATCTCGGGCAACACCTGATCGTAGATCGAGTCGGCGACGAGCGAGACGGAGGTCAGCGTCGAGCGGCCGAAACCCCAGACGCCGGTCGAGTTGTCCTTGATGCGCACGCCCTGAGGCTTGGCCATGACGCCGCCGTAGTAGTCGTTCATGCCATGCGCCCGGCAACCGTTGGGCGTGTCGAAGCCCTTGTCGCAGCGGGTGGGGTCGGCTTCGGGGAAGTGGACCAGATCGAGCGCGCCTTGCGCACTGAACGGGCATGCGGCGGAGTTGAAGGACTTCCAGCAGGTGCGGGAGATCTTGCGCGTCGGGTAGGGCAGGTTCAGATCGTAGAGCCCGTCGGCGGCAACGACACGGAACTCCGGCCCCGAGTCGCAGGACCAGTTGACGATGTTGCCCTTCCAGAGGTCGAGTCTGGTGCCAGTTCCAACGTGAAACAGGCTGAAGGCGATCTCGGCGCGGAAGAGATCGACGTCGTTGGCAAGATCCCGCATGACCCGATCCGCGTTGCCGAAGGTGAACTGGGCCTCGTCGGACTCGTTGCCGATGGATTGCGAGATGCCGTCGAACTCGATCAGGCGCGCCTGGTATAGCTGGCCTCCGATCATACAGCGGCGGTCGGAGACATGGATCGCGGGGTAGCCGGGCTCGAGTGGCTGGATGCGAACGAGCGGGATGATCTCCTGGACTTGCGAGAGCAGCGCGGTATGGAGCGCGGCGGGCGGGAAGCGGTTGACGGTTTGCTGAAGAGAGTAGGCAGGAGTGCCGGAAGGGATTTCGACCAAAGTCACGCCGAGCGCGCACGCCCAGTCGGCCACCATCTCCCAGGACAACGGCTCATTCGCAAAGCGGCAGATGACCGGCGTGGTCCCAACGCCATTGTCGTTCGGCGCATCGTAGGTGAAGGCACCGTAGGGACCGTACTTCGACTCCCAGAAGTTGCGGAGCGCTATGCGGTCCGCGTCGCGGAGCCACTGCTTGCGGATGGTGAATCGGCGCGCTCCCGTGCCAAGCAAGAGGCGTTGCTCAATCTTGGCGTTCCCCGATCCGAACTGATGGACGACCACCTCGTGGTCCCGCCGCACTTCGAGCGGATAATCGGACGTCAGCGGAAACACTCCGCTCGGCGCGATCTCGGGGACCGGAACGTTACCGAGGAAGTCAGGCAAGTTCGATCAACTCCAGCGAGAGATCAGTTCGCGAAAGCGATGCACTCTGTTCCCACAGACCGGCGAAGCGAACGGTGTAACGGCCCGCGACGGCCTGCCCTGTCGGGTCGTGTGAGAACTTCGGATCGGTTTCATACGGGTCATAGAAGTAGAACGGCTCGGTGGGACCCTTGCGGGCGTCGTAGAAATCACATAGAGTCGCGAGTTGCGCGGGCGCGAGCCGTTTCCCCAGCCGCCAGCGTTTGCGGCTGTTGGTTGCCTGAACCGATCGCTGCGATTCGCCGTTCCGGTACTCGTTGTCCAGAACCGGATACTCCCGCTCGTGAACGAAGGCGCGCGAGAGGCTCGCTGGCAGCACGGTGAGGGGCGACGCGTTCTGTACCGAGCCGGGCATCAGGCCGTCACCAAATCGAGGAGCCTTTGGTCCGGCCGCGCGCCGAGTTTGCGAGCCACGAAGCGGGCATAGTTGGCTGGATGGTTGCCGTCGGCCGAGGGCGCATAGACCAGGAACATCTCCTCGGCGGAGGGCTGTTTACCTTGCGTGTACTTTCCATCCAGATACTGGCCGATCAGCACGCGCAGAACGCGCCAGCCTTCCTCAAGTGCACGGCGGCTCATCTCTTCGCGCGAGGCACCGGGAAAGCGCTCCGACGCCCACGCGACGAAGTCGACGTAGCCCTTCGACGTCGGGTACGGCCTGCCGCGACTATCCCGCCACTGCCGGATGTTGCCCGGATTGGCGTTGCGCTGAGCAAGGGTCGGCTGCGCGGCCGTGCGATAGAAACCCTCCATCTCGGCGATGGCTTGGGCAATCTTCTCGATGAGTTTATTCCGGGTCATGACACGATCAATCCGGGACTGAGTTGCAGGCCGGTCATTTCGCGGCGGCCGGCGTTCTGCTTGGTTGCCGCCATGGCTGCCGACTGCACGGCGCGCGGATTCTCGACCACGACGCGCACCGTTTCCTTCTCGAAGAACTCCTTCGCGCCCGGCACTGTGATGTTGATCACCGTGGGCGCAGCGGACGAAGGCGTTCCACTTCCGATGTGGTCGAGGGTCAGACCGCTGGCGCTCGATTGGAATAGGCTTCCGCCCTGCTGGAACATCGAGACGGGACGCACCGTGGCCGGAAGCCCAGCGGTGCTCTGGCCCGTCGACAGCGCGTAGAGTTCGACCAAGTCACGGACCTGCTGGCTGCGGATGGCCATGTCGAGGTTGCCACCGAAGCCTTGTTTGGCGATGTTCACGATCTCGGCGAGAATGTTCTTCTCGCGGATGTCGACGCCGTAGGTGGCCTTGATCTTCTCTCGCGCTTTCTCCTGCGCGCCTTTCACGAATAGCCGCACCAGGCCGGCCACCGCACCCACCCCGGCGCCGATGGCCGCGCCGAGAGGACCGCCATATTTGAAGCCAATCATCGCGCCGCCAGCGGTGGTCATGGCAAGGCCGGAGACGCCGCCGCGCTGGAGGCCCATCAGCGCGAGCGTTGCGCCACCCAGCAGCGCAGCGTTGGAGCGGCCAAGCGCCGAAAGCTTCTGACCCACTGTTGCCGCTTCCCAGGTCACGGCCTTGCCTGGCGCGTACTGAACGCCGCCGCCGAAACCGAAGAAGTCTTTCCATCCGCCAAGCAGGCCGGCCCAGCCGCGGGCGCCGCTCGACGGAACGAAAGGAGGCGTGCCCCAACCACCAGCGGCGCCGCCAGGAATGGGACCGCCGCCGCCCTGTCCGAAGACCGGCACTGCGCCGACGCCGACCAACCCGCCCAGCCTGCCGAGCGTGCCGCCGGAAGAAGTGCCACCAGCCAGCGAGACGCGCGTGCCGGTGAATAACTGCATCAGCATCGCGGCCACGCGGCTGGTAACGACATCTTTGATTGCGGTGAGCAGCGCAGTCTTGAGCGAGTTGCCGATGGCCGACCAGATGGACTGCGACTTGGTGAGCAGCGCGTCGAAGACCCCCTCGGCTTGTCGCTTGAAGGAATCGAAGATGCTTTGGTTCTGATCCCGAATCAGCTGCGCTTGGCGGATCGCCGCCGATTCGCGCGCACCCTGAATGGCGGCGTCAGTGGCTTCCTGCTGGAACCGCCGGATCTCATCCCGCTGCGCGGTGAGCTCGGCAATACGCGCCTGGATTTCGTCAACCCGGTAGCCCAGCCGACTCAAGTTCGCCTCTTCCTCGATCACCATGCGCGAGGTTTCAAGATCAAACAGTCGCATGCGGATCTCGTGGATCCGCGTGTGGTACTCGACCTCGATCGCCGCCTTGCGCTGCTCGACGGCCAGCTTCTGCTCGAGGGTCTGGGCGTTGGTGGCATCGAGCGCCCGTAGTTGGGCCTCACGCACAATCCCGGCGCGCTGTTCCTCGATCCCAAGCATCTGTCCGAGGTGATCCAGGTTTCGCTTCGAGATCTCCTCGTTATAGGTCAGCCGCTGGGCGAAGACATGCGCGTCGAGTTCCATCCGCCGCCGCGCGGCTTCTTCTTCCGCAGCCAGATATTCGGCGAGATTCTTGCGGTTGGTCTCCTGCGCCTCTTTCTGCCAGTTGGCGAGCCGCTCTCGCAGTTCGCCGATGACGTTCTCCCAGGCCTTGCGGGTGAGAGCGATCCGCTGCTCGTTGCTCCGCTCATCGACGAACGTGGTCCATTTGCGGACCTGCTGCTGGACCTCGGCCACGTCGCGGGCGAAGCCGGTCAGCCCACGCCGGCGGGCCTCTTCGAGCGCGCGTGCGCTCTCGCGCTCCACGTCCAACTGGCGCTTGCGGATCTCGACCGCCCGTTTCAGCGCTTCGAGGTCCGGCTCCGGTGACGTCTTGATGGTCAGCCGCGGCCCTTCATATTCGAACGCCTGCCCGCCGGGGAGCCACCGTTTGCCGCTGATGAGCTCGCGGATCTGGTCGTCGGTCATCCCTTGCTTTCGAAGGGCTTCGACACTGGTCTTCCCGCTGAAGAGGTCGTCACGGAGCGCCTGCCGCTGCATCTCGTCGAAATGGGCCTGAAGCTGATCTTGCGTGTCCTTCCACTGCGAGTAGATGGCAAGGCCAGCACCGGCGACACCGACGGCGAGCAGAGCGTAAGGGTTGATGCTTGCAAGTTGGAGCGCGGCGATCGACTTCGCCAGCGCCATGATCTTGTCGGCCAGCGCGTAGGTGGCCAAGGCTCCGGAAACCCACAGCGCCACCTCGCCGAACTTCCGGAGCAGGTCGGTGTTCTCGCGCAGCCAGCCCACTAAGCCGCGCAGGTTGCCGAGCAGCGCCCTGAAGTCGTCCTGAAACTTGGCTCCAATCTCCTCACGCAGGTTGTTGAACTCGCGGCGCAATGCGCCGAGTTGGCCTTCGACGGTCTGCGAGGCCGCCGCATGCGCGCCTTGGATTTTGGCGCCTTCGCGCATGACGGCGTTGTAGCGGATTTGCTTCTCCTCGGCCTCAGTCAGGGCGCGCCCGAGTTGAAGCTGCGCGATCTGCGCCTCTTTCTGGAAGTCGACGAACAGGCCCAGCGTGCGGAGACCGCGCGATGCGCCTGACTCGATCGCCATCACGATGGATTCGAGGGCCTCGCCGGCGGCGATGTTCTGGACCGCGGCGGCGTCCTTGGCGAGCTTGGCCAGACCCTGTGCCTTCGAGAGTTCCAGATCGGCCACGATCAGCCGCTGAACCGCATGCGCCCCCTCGGTGTACTCGAAGCCGATCTCCTCGATCGCCGAGACCTGCCTGGCTGCCGCAGCCGCTCCCACGCCGTGAGCGTTGGCCAAGGCTTTGAGCGAGGCCTCGGCTTTGGCGTTTGCCGCCGCCATCATTACCGAGCCGACGGTGAAGTCCTTGGCCCAGGCGAGCGCGCTCTTGATGGCGTCGGCCAGCAGGTTGCCGGCCGTAGCGCCTTTCACCATGGCCGCCGTCATTCCGTCGATCCCCTGCGCCGCGCCTCGGGCACTCTTTGCCGCCGCGGCCTCCATGCTCGAAAGGCTCGCGTTGACACTCTTGATGGACGCATTGGCCCGGTTGGCGTCCACTTCAACGACGAGTTCGAGCTTATTGTCGGCCATGCTGGTTTAACTGCTCGCGGTCCAAGGCTTCGCGTTCGTCTTCGAGCAGGATGAGGGTTCGGAACTCATCCGCCCGGATCTCATCAAGGCCGATTCGGACGCCCAGCTTCAGCGCCGCCCGCAGATCGATCGCGCGTCGGAGCAACAGGCCAGCCTCGGAAGACTGCGCCGCGTCCAGCTTGTCCAGCGGGCAGTGGTCACAGCGGCCGCCATCGTCGGGAGCGTCCGGGCAGAGGCCGGGGTCGCAGAGTTCCTCGCGGCGCAGCGCCCAATGAATCAGGAATCGCAGGGAGGGTTTTTCAGGCCACTCCCCGCATGTCAGTTTGGGTCCGAAGGCTCCTCGAAGGCGCCGTCGAGCGCGTCGATAGCAGCCTTCACGGCAACAGCCTGGTGGATGATCGGCACGTCGGCCGCGTAGCCTTCGGTCGATTCCACCAGTTTCTTGTAGAGCGCCGCCGCCGGCGCCAAGTTGATGATCAGTTCCTGCCGGTTGTAGGGCAGATCGAGCACCCGCGCGAAACCGCGCCGGTATTCGAAGACGTCCTTGGCCGAGGGCATGCGGAGCACATGGCTCACCGTGCCGCCCAAGACTCGCATGATCACCCGGAAGCCGTCACCCTCTTGGACGACGTCGTCCACATCGGCCTGGCTCAACTGCTCGATGATCCGGGTCGCCTCGAAGGCGTCCACCTCCGGCGCATTCTCTTCCGGCACGCGGATCTTCGCAAGCAGCGCAGCATCTGCTTCTGCCGAGTCGGGGATCGTCGTTTCGGAGACGCCACGCCCGAATTGCTTCACGATGACCTTGCGCTTCTTCTGGCGGTCAAGCCACTCTTCGTCGGTCGGAAATCGCACGCGAACCGGCTTCACGCCTTCGGGCGTGCGCAGCTGGATGGTGATGGGTTGCTTTGCGTCGAACATGAGAGTCCTCTCTACTGGCAGATCCCGTCGACACCACATTTGGCCACGGCCGAGACGACGCCGTTCGTCTCATCCCACATCGGCAGGCACTCCACCGACACCGTGACGATGCCGTCCGTCTCGCCGACCTCGGCGGTCGCAAACGAGACCTTGTGCCAGGTAAGTTCGAGCGAGTTGTTTGAGTCGTAGGCGAGCGAGATCACCGCCGTGCCGGCCGTCTGCTGGCGCAGCTTTGTGAGCTCGGTCGAGCCGTTCTCGAAGCGCGCCACGAAGCGCAGCGTGCCCTGGCGGTTGCCGAACTCAAGCCGGCCACGGATGGCCCCGCTGGCGCCATCGCCGGGCGTCTGGAATCCGGAGCCGGGGAAGAAGCCGCCGTCCAGGCGGACATTATTCTTCCAGGAGGTTTCGAGCGATACGATGTTCTTGTTCGAGACGTAGTTGACGCCGTTGATGGTGAGCGCGAGCGACGCCGACGGCAGCAGTTTTTCCACCGTCGCTACTGGCATCGTAATGCCCGAAGGCTCGACGTACTTTCCAGAGCCGACGAACTCAACGGTGATCTTCGAGTTGGCGCGGCCAGGCCCTGAACCGATCGAGATAGTCCAACCTTCGACCACGCAGCCTACGGCCATGCGGTCCACCACCACACCGGCACCCGGACGGATCTGCTCGACGAAGGAAAAGTACGGCAGCTCGGCCGCGTCGCCCGAGGCGGGGAAGAGGGGCGTGCACGTGTAAGTGAAGTTCGGCGCCGTGCCCGACTTGACCACCTTGCCCAGGCCGTAGGCCATGGCCCACGCGGCGATCTCGGCGCCGAGGTATTTTTCGAGCGTCCCGTTCACGTCCCAGGACGTCTGGAACGACTGCGTGGCGAACTCGTGGCCCTTGCCGAATTCCTCGGCGTCGTTTTCCGTGTTGAGCTTCGGATTGGCGAGCGCGGCGTTGAGCTTGCGCAACTGCCACATCTGGACCGCTGTATTGGCGGTCGAGATGTCGGCCTGCTTCTGCTTACCGAAGCAGATCTGGATTTCCTGCATCCGCGCTACGGACATCAGGGGTTACCTCCTCTTCAATTGCCTCCCGCGATAGACGCGGCGGCTCGCATTGGGACCAACCCTGGACCAACAGGGGCACGATCACCTCCGGTTTTGCTTCTACCTCTCTCGGATCGCCCTTTCCATTAGGCGGGCGCATCCAGACTTTTTCCATGTACGGCCTCCTGTTCCTGAAGTCGATACTCTTGTCGCGCTTCCAGCGATTGCACGGCGGACAGAGCGGCTGAATGTTCTCGATGGTGTTTGCGCCACCCCGCGACAACGGAACGACATGATCGGGACTCAATGCCGGCGCCCATATCGATCCTTCGAACGCTCCGCATCGGACGCACCGATATTTGAACCGCCGTTTTAACTCCCGCCATTCTTCGGCTGTGAATTCACCGATGACGCCCGCACGGCGTGCCCTGTGCCGGTTCCGATACTCGTAACCCTTATCTGGGTTGCTCTCCCGCCATTGGTCGGTCTTCGCCAGGACCTCGGGCTTATGCCGCTGGTAGTACTTTCTGTGCTGAGCCCGCTGGCAACTCCGGCACTGCGAGCTGAGGCCGTCGCTTTGACGCCTATGGCGGTTGAATTCCTGACCCGACTTGAGCTCCCCACAGCTTCCGCATCGCTTCGTCTGAGGAGGCGGAACGTCCGCGTAGTCCCGAGAAGCGATTCTTCTCGATATGCATTCCTTGCAGATCGTCTTGCGGCCGAGCCGATTGACGCGACTGACATGGAACGCTTCAAGCAGCTTCTCTTCCAGGCATGCTTGGCACCGCTTGGTGAGAACAACTGGACTACTGGTCACCGATTTCAGTAAACGTGATGGACACTTCAAAATAGTCGAGCCCCTCGGCGTCGGTCTGCCGTTGGATCTGCGGCAGGTCCATGGGGTGGCAGGATGGATGGACCGTCGCGTTGAGCATCGGCCCCCCCGCAGATGCCGGGACACCCTTTGTGATCAGCCGGAACAGCCGGTAGTAGGCCGTGGGCGGATCGCCGTCAAATGTCTCACGCGCACGCAAGTAGAGCGTCACCTGGTGCCGCCAGACGTCGACGCTTCCGAAGCTCCCCGGGCTCGTTCCTTGCCAGGCGGCCATGATGCCCGGCGCGGGCATCTCATGAATTGCCGCCGCAAGGCTCGCGCGCTTCGGGTACTGATCGTGATAGGCGAATATGCGCTGCTCATCGCCCTCCATCTCGGCGACCAGTTCCGGAATGCCGCGCAGCAAGGTGACAAGGCTATCGACCAGTTCCGCCGGGTTGATCACCTTTGCTTACCTCCCAAGGCGCGCTCGACGAGCAAACGGGGCTTCATGGCGTCGAGCATCTTCCGCGCGGCCTCCACAACCGCCGCCTTGTTCTTGGGCGAAAACACCATCCAGGCCTCGCGCTTCTGATTGGCCCAGGCCTTGATGCGGTCCTTGCGGGTTGAAAGGCTCGCCTTGGCCCTGTTCTCGCTCACCGTGCGGACCCGGAAGTTCCGCAGCAGGTCGCCGGTGAAAGTCAGGTTGCGGCGGTTGCCCTTGCCTTTGCGCGTCTTCCAGATGGCGTAGCGCTTGGTGAGCGGCTTGGCGGCGGTGTCCTGTGGGCCCTGCGCCGCCGACAGCCGCGCCTTGACCGCCGCGACGCCCGCGCTTCCCAGCTCATATATCTGCCGCTGCCGGAAGTTGAGCAAGTCGAGCCGGAGTTGCTTTTTCTGGTAAACGCGGACGCTTGGCATGAATCGTCCCCACGGACTTCCGCGCAATTGACCGGAAGTCTCAACTTGTGAAAGATCTTCCACAAGTCAGGCCGTCTTGCGGAGCCGCAGCACGGAACCCAATTCGGCATCGGTCTCGATGTCGAAGACCTTGTAGCGCACTCCGTCAATCTCCACCTCGTCGCCACGGGCGGGCGCCGCGGGCAAATCGGCCAGCCGAATGAACAACACTCCATAGACACCCGGCGAAGCCTCCTCGGCCTCCCGCGCCGGCTGAAACACCGCGCGGATCGCGGCCGCGCCGCCGGCCTCCGGCAAGTAAAGGACCTCGCGCCCAAACGTCTGGACGACCGCCGCGTCGAGGTCCTTCACTGCCTCGTGCCAACTGCTCATGGTCAGGACTTCGTCCCCTTGACCAGCACCTCCGGCCGCAGGCAGATCGGCAGCGGATTCTGTTGCGTGTGCAGGTCGGTGCCCCGGCCAAACTTGCGCGGCTCCTGCTTGGCGTAGAGCGGCAGCCCGAACGTGTTGGCCGTCTCGTTGAAGTCGGCCGGCGCGAAGAACGTCCGGAACGTGTTCGCCGTGCCGAGCGGGAAGAAGTGCGCCTCGTCGTCGGAAATAAACTTCCGCACGTTGCCATTGGCGTCGGTCGCCTGGCCGCGATACTCTTCAAACGTCACGCCGCCGAAGGTGAAGCCCGTGCGGTAGTCGTTGCCAAGCTGCTGGTTGCGCTGGTAGTACTGGAAGGCTTCCTTCACCTTCGAGTGCGTCGTCAGGGCGTCGTAGAAGCCCGAGGAGCACAGGCACAGAATGCCCGTCATGAACTCGCCCTTGAGATTGTCCTCGATGTGGCGCTTCACTTCGAGCACCTTCAGAAGCACCTCGGTCGAAGCCGTGCCGAGGGCGAAGTTCACCGTCTTCGGCGTGATGCCGAACTCGTCGTAGAGGTTGTAGAGCGTCGAGCCGTCGGCGTCGAGGATCACGCCCTTGAGCGCGCCCATGCGCAGATGCTCGAGCGTGATGGCGTGCTTGTTGCGCATGTTCTGGAGCTTCAGGGCCAGCAGATCGGCCAGCGCCTCGGTCTCCGACTCCGAGCCGAAGGCGCGGATGCCCTGGACTTCCTCGGGCAGCACGGCGTCGTCGTGCGGGATGTGCGGGATGACGAACGAGCGCACCTTGCGCTTCGCCTGCGTGCCCACGGTGCCCGGCGCACCGACCGGTTGCGTGGGCAGTAGATTCAGCACGCCGCTCATCTCTTCGATGATGATCGTGCGCGTCCGGACACCCGTGGCCGGCATCAGATTCAATTGCTCGAGCCGCCCGTAGGTGTTGGGGATCTTGTTGATGGCCGCCGTGAGCGCGACCATGTTGAAGGCATCGGTGGCGAATGGATTGAGCATCGGCATGGCTTACGCTCCCTCCCGGACGAGAATGCCCAGGGTTTTGAGTTGGCTGATGGCGGCGGCCTTCTGCGGCGAGGTGATCGACGCAGGCCAAGTCAGGCCCTTGTCTGAGCAGATGGCATGGCGGGCAACGATCACGCCCGGCTTGTCGCCGGCGGTTGCGTCGACGGCGTTCAGCAGAACTCCGGCTGCGTTCTCGGAGCCGTCGTTTGCGGCCGGCGCCAATTGCGTCACCTTGCTGCTGGCGGTGATCACCCCGATGACCGTGCCGGTCGCCAGATTCTGGCCGCTGGCGACGGTGACCTCGTCGCGGCTGTAGAGATTGTCCTCTTCAAACTTGAGCCAATCGCCCAAGTAGTTCGATTCGTTTTGGACGGGCATCGCTTACTTTGCTCCTTTCGCTCCGGCCAAGGCCAGGCAAGCCTTGACGACCGGGTTTTCGTCGAGATTCTGCTTGGCCGCAGTGCTGGCTTCCGGCAGCACGTGGGACCGGATCTCTTCGCTGTCGGCCTCGGCCCGCAGCGCGAGCAGTTCCTTGCGGACCTCGGCTGCCGAGAGACGGCGGGTGATGTAATCGCTGGCGAGCGCCGTCCGGCCGGCGATGGTGCACAGAGTGACGATCTCGGCGGCCTCGGCGTAGCCCTGCTGGCGGGCTTCGGCCTCGATTGCGGCCAGATCGGCAATGGGCGGACTCGCGGCCGCCTGGGTGGTTTCAGACACTGGGGTGCCTCCTTTCGTGAACTTGGGTTTGGACAAAGACTCAGTCATTGCGGCAAGGGCGTCGCGGAACGTGCCCACGCGGTCGGCGAAGCCACGGGCAACGCCATCCTCGCCGTAGAGGATGCCGGCTTCGGTCGAGCGCACATCGTCGGCGCTCAGGCTTCGGCGGCGCGCGACGGCATCGACAAACATGCCGTAGAGCCGGTTGACTTCAGCCACAAGCACGTCGCGGGCTTCCGTCGACAGCGGCTCGTGGGGATTGAAGTCGTTCTTGCGTTCGCCGGCAAAGATCGTCGTGTAGCGCAGGCCGTTGGCTGCGTCGAAGCCGCTCTGGTCGAGGTGAATCGCAATGATGCCCACCGAGCCGACTCCGCCCGTACGGGTGACCCAGATGCGGTCCGTTGCGGAAGCGAGCAGGTAGCCCGCGCTCAAGGCCCAGTCGTCGACCGAGGCCCACACGGGTTTCATGCGCGCGGCCTCCCGTTGCGGAAGCGAGCAGGTAGCCCGCGCTCAAGGCCCAGTCGTCGACCGAGGCCCACACGGGTTTCATGCGCGCGGCCTCCTCGATCAGGCTGGCCACGTCCCAGGCGCCGTTGGCCTCGCCGCCGTAGCTGTCGA